ATCAGTATCAGTTAAGAAATTGTTAACCACATAACCTTGTGGAATCATTCCTTTTGATGCAATTGCGTTGATATCATTATCAGCTGTACCAACTCTCTGAGCAGATTTCATTAATCTCTCTGCAGTGAACTGAAGTTCAGAAGGAATAATCATTTTTACTCCTTTTGCAGCGATCTTAAGACCTCTTTCGTCAGTCATTGCAGCGATATCAATTAATGATTGCTCCAATGAAGTCTCATTCAAGTCAGCTTGCGTAGTTAAAGTGTTTTTAAACGTACCAGCGATTGTTGGGTGAGCAGTGTTAAATAAAGAAACACCGTCGCCTGAATCAAAACCGTCAGTAGTTGGTAATCCTTGAATTAAAGGATTAACAGCTTTAACTTGTTTTGTTTGTGCCATTGAACGTGCTAATGCTTTTGTATATCTAGACGCAAGTCTGTCATACAAGTTATCTTCAATAGCTTCTTCTGTGATCGAGAATGCTAAAGCAACTGTTTCGTGAGTGTATCTCGCAGTAAAAGTCTCTTGCGCATTGTCAAAAGATACTCCTTGACCCTCAGCTTTAACTTGTGCTTGAGCGAATCCTGATAACATTACTTCCTCTTCGAAAGCTCTGTCAGAAGTTTCTGTTGTGTATATTTCAGCATGTTGATTTTCATACTGTTTATACTCCAGGCCGAATAGTGCATTCAAACCTGGCTCTAGTTCTTTAACTAGTTGTCCTCTTGATATAGCCATAATTTATACTCCTATTCTCCTATTATGATTGTAACTCAATTAAGTTTGGAACAATTACTACAGATGCAAAAGGAGCAGTAGCATCACTGTTTTCAGGATCCTCTGCAGATCTTAATAATCTGAATTGTTTGTTGTCCGCACCAGTTGTACCGATGTCTAGAGTCGCTGATGATTTACCAGTGGTATCGCTACCTGCTGATGCATTCATATCAAACGTTTCTAAGAAAACGGCTTGAGCTGCAGCTGCGTCAGTCGCAACTACATATTGTTGTTGTGGGTTATCATACACAAAAGCGTCGATGTCCTCTGAGTTAGCAGGTGTTATCGGTTGCTTGTAGAAATTTGCCCAAGTTGGCTTCAAAGTAGTAGCCGCATTGTAGAAAATTCCATTCAGTACACCTAATACGGGTGCAGCTGAACCTTGCCCTTCGACAATATAACCTGCAGAACTAGCAACAGCGCCACCATTGTAGATAGTTGTAGTATAGCCCGCGTCGATTTTGTACTTACCTAAGCCTTGAGTTGAAGGTGTTGACCCCAACGTTCCAGCAGCAACAAGTCCAAAACCTTGTGTGTTTTTATTTGCCATATTGTACTCCTATACAATTAGTTGTTGTTTGTTAGTTCTCGTTGAATCGCTAAAAAATTAACTTTTCTTTGATCCACCGAAAGTTACACGAGTTTGCCTATCAACATTGATTGGCATACTTGGATGCTGTTCCTTCATAAGATCGTTGTCCATTGCTTCGACTTGTTCACTACTTTGTTTAGCGTAGTAAGCTTGTCTTTGCTGTGCGATCTCTTCCGGTACCCTTGTCAGCAAAAGGCCACCAACTCCGATCACTCCTGCGTATTTTCCGTCTTCGACAACAGGGTAATCTGAATCTGGATATTCATCTGCTCTTACAAATTCATATCCTTGTCTCAATCTTCCTGTTACGTTTTTCGTATCAGTGAAGCCGACACTTTCAGCTCTTACCCATCTGTGCCTAAATCCATTTGGCGCAGGCGGTGCATCTAAAGATGATGGTGGAGTCCATACTTTGGGTTTGGATTGTTTTTCCCTAGTCTGGCTCGCACGAGGGGTTCTTTTATTTTCTTCGCTCATATGCTTATACCTCCTTCGTGAGTTTTAATTGTTTCGCATATTCTTCAAGTGGCACACCTAATTTTTTAGCGATTGCAACCTGAGACGGCGTGAGTCTCACAGTTTTGCGGCCTGTTTTCGTGCTTCGCGTCGCTGACGCTACTGTCTGCACTGG